TTCTGCTATTTCATCTTTATCAATAACTGTATCTTTTAAGCTATCTTCGTACTTTTTCAACAGTTTTTCAATTTCTTCGCTTTCAATATCTAATTGTTTTAAAAACTCTCTTATTCTATCTATATCCGCTTGAGTCAATTTGCCTGTGAATCCAGTTATTTCATCAATTGCATCCTTTATTATAGTATTAGAGTCAATATTTTTTATTTTACTTTTAACTTCTTTATAATTGCTAAGAGTGACTTTATTTTTGTCTCTATCTGTAAACGAAATTTCAAAATATCCTATTCTAGCTTCGAGTTCAATTGGCTTATCAAATTTATCATTTATTGCATATACAGTATCACCTACATCTATATTTTCATAATCTTCATCAGTCATATATACTGGTATATCATAATCAAACTTAGTTTGTTTTATTTCCTGTAACTTGTAGTATGTGTCCCATAATAAATCAATGCCTGTCGTGGCATCACTTTTATATTTACCGAGTATAATTTTACCACCATTATTAAGCATCGCATGAGCTTCTGGATCAATTAAAAAATCATCGCCTAAAGGTTTTAATAACGGAGGATTATCTTCTGGTCTCCATTCAATATCTTTAAATGTTATTCCGTTAGCTCCTACACCAATAAGTCCTGAGCAAAAATCAGTAATATCACCTTTTCTTTTCATTCCATAACTATTAAAGTTATACTCAAAACGTTTGTAAGTTTTATTTCCACGTTCTCCATTTCCATATACATTAATAAGAAATTTATATTTGCCGTTTATGCTATCTATAACATCAACATCAAACTCAAGTTCACAGTTATCATATAATGTAATTACATTTTGTAAAATAGTATATACTGCTGTAGGTTCGGAAATCGAATAATAAGCTGTTATTGCATCAACCCTAGGACTAACATATCCTATTTCGTAATTAGTACCTTGCAGTATAGTTTCAAGTAATTTTGTCATATTTCCTTCGTGTTTGAATTCTCTTGCGTAACTATTCAACAATTCTATGCCTACAAATTCTGAATAAATATTTTTAATAACACAATCTATATATTCAACATCTTCAGTAGTTTTAATCTGCAACATTTTGTACTTTTCATGCCAATTAAATAATACATAGTCTCCTTCTTCGATATCGCTTAAGTTTGTATCTGTTTTGAATGTTTCAGCACCAGTAGCCAAATCGGAAGTGTATTTGTCGTTAAAAAAAACATTATCCCCTTCCTTTGAAGATAATGTTTGCTTTAATTTCTTATTTTTATCTAAAATTTTAATTTCCATATCCAAACTTATCACCTCCGATTAACTAATCTACTGTTCCAAACCAATTTTCTCTAAATGTTATATCTGCGTTCAATCCAATATCATCTGAATTGAATTTTATTTCTGTATCGCCAGTTCCTATATTAAAAAACCTGCTGCCTATATCAACAATGTCGTTGCATTCATCATGATTAAGATAAGCAGTTCTTGTATTGAAATCTAAATCTAATATATCTCCCTCTTGGAAATATATTTTATTATTTTCAACTACTTCTGTTCCTTCACCTGGGTTAAGATTGTATATTTTTAAATCAGTTAAAGACATCGCACATGATTTTTCCATTGAAGCCGCATTAGTCCCTATATATAGCACTGCGTAAGCTAGCTTATTAGTAGGTAAATCTGTGTATTTTATATTATGCGTTGCCATAGTCTTTTTTACTATACCATCAACAATCTTTTGAACTACAACATCCCAAACGTATTGATTGTTTTCTTTGTATCTTTTTAAAGTTACTTTTCCATAAAATTCATTGAAATCCCCTAATTTACCACTAAGATAATTAGTTGTTTTTAATGTTCCATTATCATCAACTATACTTGATTTAGGCTTAGGAACTTTTGTTGTGTCCTGCAATACTATCCTGTTACCTATTCGAACTAAAGGTTTAGTATATTCAAAATATTTTTGTTCATCTATAAATTCTATTTTTGCTAATGACGATCCGTTTATATCAAATAGATAAAGTGAAATAACCCCCGTTTTGTCATCAGCAATATTAGCATCACTACTATAATCATAATCAACACTTACTGCACTTGCACTTTTAAGATTCCCTGTACAAATATATCCTGCATATTTATCTTTATATTTTTTTGCTAATTTATAATAATATCTTACATTTCCGTCTTTATCCTTATCGATATATTTATATTTAATGACTCTTACTGCTTCTCCAGTTCTTATTGTTGTTACTAATTTCCCAGAATAATGTGGTGTCGCTCTAAGATTTACATTGCCTTTTCCAGTTGATACAACTATCATATTTTGCATTTCAACTGATACTTGATTTGTTTTAGTTACTTTTTTACAGTAATCATCACATACATAACCAGTTTTACTAGAAGTATATTTAAACTTTATCCAGCCTTTTTCTAATGTATAACTTGTTATCTTGTGACCTCTTTTTAATGCACCAATTTTTTTGTATTTAGTTCCTGGTCCTGTTCTTACATTTAAACTTGCTACTTTAACTTCATAATAAACGGTTTTTTCACCTACAGTTCCAGTTGAAGTGTCAGCTTTAATATCCAATATAGTTGGATCACCATTTTTACCAGTTGAATTATGCTTAAGGTACGCTTGTACTGAAAATTCATCAAGTTCATCACTTAAATTTTGCGTTCTGATACTCATACCTTTCCAAGTTGTACTTCCGTCTCCCATAGTCCCTAAACATATTCCGTTTCCATTATTAGCAATACTAGCAGTACCATTCGAACTTCTGTTGCTATCTATACTAGCTGCACTTTGTGACCAGTTTTGAAGTGTTGTACAGTCATCATGAAGTATTAAAGATTTTTTTTTCACAGATGTTAGACTTAAACTAGGATAAGCTCCAACTAATATTCTTTGTCCAGTTTGAGTATTTTCTAATTGAACATAATGAGTATCCCTTGAAAATCCTATACTTATAAATGGTAACGCAGGTTCTCCACCTTCATTTGTTGCTATAATCGACTTATTATCATCTTCCATATTAAAAAGCTTCAAATCATTTGAATAGCAATAAGGAATATGGCAAATAATTTTTATCGTTGCATATGATGATTCCTTTGTTTTATTTTTTGGTCTAAATTCATCTGATACTATTCCAAATAAAAATTTATCTTTACTAAATGCAACTTTTACTGCTCCTGTCGTTTTAAAAATTTCATGTAAAGTATTTAATCTATCTTTGTAATCAGATTCATCATCGCCTTGTATAAGCATTGATACTTTTACTTCTATAGGATCATAAGAACAACCATTGAATATTTCTCCATGTCTAGAGGGAATGCTAATTGTATCAATTTGCTTTTTAGATAATGACGGCTTATCTATCTCATAAACAATAGCTATGTCATTTATAACGTTGTCATTAAACTCAAAATAATTATACATAATCTAATTCACCTCTAAATCTTGATTGTTGTTTATTTGCTATTTTATTTTCTTCATTTACCGTTTTAGCTGTCATTTTACCAACAACAGTTTTGTCCATTACTATAGTGTTATTCATTCCATCAACTGCACTTTTGAATCCGTTAGCCATTTTTTCATAATCTATAGTTGAATTTGATTTTACAGTTTCGATTAATTCTTTTACATTTGCTATCAATCCTGCATTTGAATTCTTGTTAGTGATATTAATATCACTTGTTCTTATATTCATAGAGTCCATTAAATCACTTACATTTATATTGCTAGTTAAGTTATCTGATAAATTTCTTAATGTCTTATATACGCTATCTGCATTTGTTTCTATTCCTAGACTTATACCTTCTGGTATAAACTTACCAACTTCGCTTGCAAATACTCTCGAAGGAGATTGTATTTTTAAATTCCTTTTAGCTGCTGCAACTGCATTACTTGCAAGATTTTTCATAGTATTGAATAAATTACTTGCTGCTCCTGTTATACCACTAATAATTCCGCTTACTATATTTGATCCTATGCTAATCATTTTACCCGGCAAAGCAGCTAATCCATTTACGATATTTGTTACAAAAGTTCTTGCTGCTTGCGCTCCTTTTTGACCCATTTGTGATACAAAGTTTATTACTTTTGATATTGTACTTATAAGCCATGTCCAAACTCTACTTGGCAATGTTTGTATAAAATTAATTACATTGCTTACAAATTGTTGCCCGGCCTGTCTAGCCTTTGATACCATTTGGCTTGACCATGTAATCGCTTTAGTAACTGTATTGACTAACCAATTCCATACCCTGCTAGGTAATGTTTGAATATATTGTATTGCACTTTGGACGAATTGAATGCCAGCTTGTATTGCCTTTTGCTTCATTTGTGCTACCCATAAGGCCGCATAAGTTACACAATATACTAACCAGTACCATATTTGACCAGGTAATTGTTGAAACCATTGAATCACACTATTAAACCATTGTGGCATTGTAGTAGTAAAAAAGTTAACCACTGCATTCCAAGCATTCATACAAGATGTTTTTATAGTTTCCCATAGATTTATCCAAAACTCTCTAAAGCTTTCACAGTTATTCCATAAATATATAAAACCAGCTACCAACGCTGCTATTGCTGCCACTATTAAAACTATAGGGTTAGCTAATAAGAATGCCCACAAACTAGATAATGCTGGTATCAAACTATCCAATATTAATGTTTTAAGTGTCAACAATCCCGTTTTAATAGGAGCTATTAAAGTTCCTACTATATTTAATGTCTTAAGCATTGTTATGCCTTCTCTTATAGCTATAATCTTACTCATAAAAGTTCCTATAATTAATAAAATAGGGCCAACTACTGCAAGTATTCCAGCTAAAGCCATTATAAAACCTAATACAGGTGCAGGCAATTTAGAAAACCAATTCACAAGATTAGTTACTGATTGAACTATGAATCTAAGTGCAGGCTCTAACTTCTCATTCAATGTTAAGCACATCTCTTCAAAAGCAGATTGTAACTCTGCAATATCTCCCTGTAGATTATCATTCATAGTATCTGCCATTTCTTGTGCGGTGCCATCAGCATTTCTCAGTGCATCTTCAAATTTATTAATATCACCGCTACCTGCTTGCATTAATATATTTAAAGCTTTTATAGAGTCAGCTGTAAAAGTGCCTTGTAAAGCAGCTTGCTTTTGAGCATCTCCCATTCCATTAGTGGCTCCTTCAACATCTGCTAATATATCTGTCATTTTTCTAAAATTACCATTAGCATCTTGGACTTTAACTGATGTATCGCCAATTTGAATAGCTCCATTTTTCATCTTTTGAGTTATATCTCTAAATGTGGCAGTAAGAGCTGTTCCCGCTTCACTTCCTTTAAGTCCTTGGTCTGAAAGTTTTCCTAATAATGCTGTAGTTTGTTCTATATCTAATCCAAAAGCATTAGCATTAGCAGCGCAGTTTTTAAATGCCATACCTAGTTGTTCCGTCGTAGTATTCGAATTACCTTGAGCATAAGCCAAAACATCAGCCATTCTTCCAGCTTGGTCTGCGCTTTCTCCAAAAGCACTTAAATAATCCGTAACCATATCACTTGCTTGTGCAAGGTCCATACCACTAGCAGCTGCTAAATTTAATACGCCAGGAATAGCACTCATACTTTGGTTAGCATCCCATCCAGCTAAAGCCATATATCCAAGAGCATCTGCTGCATCTTTTGCTGAATAAATAGTTGTAGCTCCCATCTCTCTTGCAGTAGCTTCTAACTTTTCCATATCACTCGCTGTAGCACCACTTAATGCTTTAACTTTTGACATAGATGCTTGAAAATCCATACCAGTTTGAATTGCTTGTTTGCCTAAAGCAACGACTGGAACTGTGATTCCAGCTGTCATCGCCGCGCCTACGCCTTGCAACGCTTTACCTGTTGAGGTAATTCCATTAAATTTTTCTGCAGTTGCTGATACTTGTTGTTGTGCTACATTCAGATTATTAGTAAACTCTCCCATTTCCAACTTCAAATGAGCTACAATACTTCCTATATCTGCTGCCATATACATTCCTCCTTTCTTTGCAAAATAAAAAGGCTATAGACTGTTAATCTATAACCTTATCCAAAACCTAAAATCATATCTAATCCTGGATTATCAGATACACTTTCGTCCTCTTCAAATCTAGGTTCTTTGCATTTACCATCCTTATCTGGTTGCATCATATTATATATATATGTACAAGCTTCATCTATACAATATCTTGCATAAGTTTCTTCTTGATCTATCCCAATCAAATCACTCGGCCTACAATTGCACAATTTAGCAGTAGAAATAATATCTAATATTTTTCTACTTTTGAATAAAGGGTGTAACTTGTTTTATAGGACCTTGTGCAGCATTAAAAATTTCTGTTTTTTGAACATCCGTTAAGTAATCTTCTATTTCTTCAAATTTTGGTTCTACTAAAACCTCTTTACAAGCTACATCCATAAGCATAGTCAAGCTTTTAATATCGTCACTTTGAGATAGTACATCTTTTTCAGATATTTTCTTTTTCTTAGAATTTGTACCTTCATTGAATAATTTTTGCACAACTCCTAAAAGTTCGTTTGGTATCTTCCCATTATTCATCATAGTTAGTAAACTCATTGATTTAATTCTTACTTCTATTTTTTCATTTTCTTCAAAGCCACTTATTTCAACTACTCTGGTAGCTTTACTTTTAAATTGTTCTGCATTTATTACACTCATTTATATCCCTCCTAATTTAAACTAATTCATCTGGTAATTCATCTACAAAATCTATCTCTTGAGTTGGCAACTTAGCTTTAGTGTTTTCTCTAGCTTTTATATTAAATTCTGGCGAGAAAAACTCTTTTCCTATTTTCATGTCTGAAAATTTTCCTTCACATTTATTCAGCGTAATTTTAACGTAATTTACTAGTGAATCCCCTGAGTAATTCCCTACATAAATTTCCATTTTAAATGGTTTCGCCAAGCTACCTTCTGACATCATAGGAGTAGATAACTTTATCTTTTCAGTTTCACCACTTCCAGTTTTAGTAATTTTATAACCCTGCACTATACCTGCCGCCGTTTCATCAAATTTATTATCTTTGAATGTTACATCGTAACCATATAATAAATCTGGCGTTCTAACTATAGCTAATATTATTTCATCAGTTCTTAATATGTCTTCCTCACCTTCCGATATAAGTGCTTTTAATTCAGCTTCTTCTGCTGTTTTTATAGTCTTCTTTATTGGACTTTCAGCTTTTACTGCTCCTGTAGCAGGATCTAATTCAGTTATATCAACTCTTTTTATATTTTTTAAAATAGCCACAGTATCATCTCCTTTTTAATAAAAATCATAAATACTAGGTGTTCTGCATGAAATAGTTGTAAAATAACAACATAAAATTTCATCATAGAACTCTTGACCTAGTTCGTGTGTAACTTCTATATCATTTTGAATTAATGTTTTTCTAACATTTTTAACTAGTTCATCAAGCTTCACAGTACCATTAGGCGAATATACATATATAATCCAGTTATCCCAACCTGCCAAGCTATTGTCTAAACTAGATAAGTTACCTCTTTTCTGAATGGATAAAGTATCCTGTTTTATTTTGCTTTTTAATCGTTGTGTTATATCAACTTTGCATACTGTTTCAAGTACTTCTTGTATTTTAATACGGCTCATATTATCACCGCCCTATAGTTTCAATGCTTTAATCATTTGCCCAAACTCTTCTATTTGACTATCTCTAGCTTCTTCTAATATTTGATATTTACCATCAAAAGATTCTCGAGTCTCCAGCCATATACCATAATCAACGCCATGAGTTATACTTATATCCAGTGCAGTACCTTCCCACTTAACTTCTGTCGTAATTTCATCTGTAGCACTATGTGATTGGTCTTCCCATGGATGATTAGTTTGAGCGTAAGTTTTCATTTTTTGTGCAGTAGTATCTCCGATTTCATTTAATCCAATTTGAACTCTTTTGTTCATATTTTTTAAGTTATTAATTAATTCACTTCCATCTAACGTAAAATCACTCATTTAACTCAACCCTTTCTAAAGGTATTTCATAGAGCAAATTATAATGAACTAGATCTGTGAAAGTTTCAGTCCTATAATATACTCCGTCAATTTCAAGATAATCATTCTCTTGTATAAACGGATTTTTATCATATGGAATATATAGTGTTGGTTTTATATTAAGTTTTATAACGCCTTGTCTATTATTTATTTTATTGTCTTTGTTATTGCTGGAATTATCTATAATACCTTTTATGGTATTTATATATTTCATGCTTTCTTTTAAAACTTCGCATTCATGTTCATCTTTTTCATATATATCCCTAAGTATTTTTATATCTGTTCCATATTCATTTATAGCTTGTACTATTTGCTTTTTAAGCGCTATCGAATTAATACTCATCTGCTCTTCTCGCACACATTCCTGTTAATGATTTTGAATTTTGAGAATTTGTTTTAATTGATGCTTCGTATTTTTTATAAAATACATTAGCTAAGTTATTCCACATATCCGCATTTGAAGCTATCTCAATAGGTCCAATTTTAATTTTGTCAACTTTCGCTTTCATTGTACAAGCTATATAACATAATTCATTTATGTCATCATACATACTGCACATAGATTCTAGTGTATCTTCTGTGAAATATGGGTATTCTTCTTCCAATAATAATACTTTTACCTTTTCAACATCTATCATATTGTTTTTCTCCTTAAATTAAAATATCCCTAGAAAGGAAAAATCCTAATCTAGGGACTATATAAAGGAATATAAATGAGCTTATTTTATATCACTTGATGATACAGAAGAAACATCACATATTGCGCAATCATCTATAGCCTCAAAAGAAGGTATCATAACTGATGATACTATAGTGTTAACTTGCACTGGATGTTTTTCTTTGTAAGTCATTATAGCAGTACCAGTATTAACTATTGATACTTGAGCATCTGAACCAGTCATAAGGTCAGATTCTTCTGGAGTTGTACCAAATCTAGTTTTACCTAAAACGCCACCTGGCATTAAGCAGACTGTATTATCTGGAATTAAAGCTACTGGTGTTGAATCCGATAAACCTGTAGTGTGATTTAAATTAGCAACTTTCTTAGAGTATACAAATATAGAACATCCAGTTACAGATTCAACAAATGCTTTTACTTGTTCTTCTGATATAAAGTAATTTAATTTAGAATCATTTGGATACATCATTAAGTGTAATAATTTTGACCCATATAATTTTAGGAATGTATTTCTATTCATAACTACTCTTGCAGGTCTTGTTCCTCTTTGTAATTCCATTTCGTCACACCATGCAATTATATCTTTGACTGGGTCAGCTGTATCCGTTCCCCATGCTCCAGCTCCTTTTCTACATTTAAACTTATTCACTTGGTTGTAATCATATATGTATTTCGCTCTACCATCTGCTGAAGTAACATTTATTTTGCCTGCAGTAAGTAATTGCATTCTCATTATTTCTGCTTGGACTCTTACACCTTCTACTAATCTACCTGCCTCATCGAATATTTTTCTTATTAAAGGTAACGCTACTGCTGATTGAGGACTAGATAATAGTAAGTTCATTTGTTGTCTATCTTTTTCACCTATTCTTATAGCTTCTCTAAAGAATGCCATTTCAATTGATACACTGTCAAATCCTTCTTTTTCTCTTAATCTTGCCTTTGCATCATAATTTGAAGGTTGTATTGCTATTGGTAATCCATTAGAACCTTTTAACCATGAAGCATCTATCCCTAATTGCTTTTCAGCCGGGAATAAAGTTTCACCAAAGTATGGTATTTTATTTTCTGGCTTATCTGTTACATAAGCTCCTATTTCTTTTGCATTTATATAATCAAATAAATTTATGTTTGCCATTTATATCATCTCCTTTATTATTTACTTAAAACATATATATTTTGATTTGTAAAAGTATCAGCTTCATATCCAGTTAATCTATCAGCTCTTACAAATCCATGAACCATAACAGTAGCTGTTATTTTGTCATCAGTTCCAGATACGTAATCATCAACATTTATTTCATTGAATATAATTGCATTACCCTTTGTTCCACTCTCATTGCTTGATGCAACGTAAGTCGGTTTTGTAACTGTACCATCAGCAGTCATATTCACTACTGTTCCAGCTTCTATTACATTATTTCCTGCATCATCTGTAGTTTTTAATTTTGCTAACTCAGCAAAAGCTAATAACCCAGTTAAATTTACATAGTGATCTGGTATAGCTAAAAAAGTCTTTTTAGGTGCTAATATTTTTTTAGTTTTTAATTTTGGCATTATTAATTCACTCTCCTATTTATTATTTTTAAAGAAGTAATCACTGTCTATTACCTCTTGCCCATTGCTTGCTTGCGGTTGACCTTGTTGAGCTAATGCTTTTCCAAAGTCTCCTTCATGAGTTGTTTTAGAGCCAAACAGATTAAGATTAGAAGGCTTACCAGGACTTCCTGTAAATAACCCAGCTAATCCTCCTTGATTGCCGTTTCCTGGCTCTTCTGCAACATCAAATAAGTAGCTATCACTTTCTTTTAAAGTTTTTAATTGGTCTTCTAACCCTTCAACTTTCTCTCCATTTACTTTTATAACTTCCATATTAAGAAGCGCTTTTAAAGCTTTTGTATTCTTACATTTGGACTCTTTTAATGCAGTATCTAGAGCATAATTAAAGTCTTTTGTCTCAGCTTCTTTTTGAAGAGTAGCTATTGTAGCTTCGTGAGTTTTAATAGTGTTTTGAAGTGTTTCATTGTCAGCATTGTTTTTCTTCAAATCCGCTATAGTGTCATTTGCTGTTTTAAGTTGTCCTTCAAAATCCTCTTTTTTAGCCTTCATCTTAGAATATCTTTCATCAGCATTTTCTAAAGATGTCTCATATACCTTATTTTCTTTCATTGAAGCTGTTATTTTGCTTATTTGCTCATCAGTTAATCCTTGAGCTTTTAGTATTTCTGATAATTTCATATATTTTAAACCTCCTACATTTACGTTTTTTACAAGTTTACTTCTTGAATATAGTTATCTAATTCATTCTTTTACATCTGTGATATAGATAGAAAGATAATTTATTGCATAAAAATAAGCCCTATAAGGACTTTAAATTAAGTATATAGCCAAATACAAATAATGATATACCTGGTCTTGAACATAATTTATATAGTTATATCTCGCCTTGCCAGTATCTATTATAAAATGGCCAACAAGCATGATTAATAGCCTAATATCTACTCCAAATACTAAAGCAAACGGAACACAATATAAAATCGAATGCACTAGCATATGATACCTATTATTACCCTTAGTACTAGCTATAAAGTCATTTTGTAATACATAATCTCCAATAAGGTGACACATTACTAAAATTACTATTTTATATATCATTAATTCACCTACTTATTCAGATATTCGGCAACTTCTTCCAACGAATTAAAGTACTGACCACCATTATTTTCGACCATTCTTCCAACTTTATCTAAGGATTTTAATTGGCCTTTATTAAAGTATACCTTGTTTCTTATTTCTGCATATAGGCTTCTTTCACTTACATTTTGCATTCTATCTTCTCCTAATACACAAAATATAGTTCTTTCTGGTCTTTTATTGCTATCATCGACTACTTCTGCAATGCTATAAACACCAGTCATTCTAGGAGTTATAACATATAGACAGTAATCACATATTTCTCTTTGCTTAAGCTCTTCTTGATAACATTCTTCTGTCCAATCGTCTACGACTGGATTAAAATAGTCTATATTAAGCATTGGAATTAATGCATCTCTCCATAAACTATTATTACAAGTACCACCTAAAAATACTTTTTTCATATTACATCCTCCTATAATGGAACATCTCCATACAATATATCCATAGTACCACTATTACTTTCTCCTCTAATCCATTTACCTATATCCTCTGCCATTTGAGTACTTGATACTTCTTTACCATCGATACAATATACTACCTCCATATGACACATTCCATTCGGATGGTCGAAAGGGCATTTATCAATATCAAATATCTTTCCTTCTCTATCAATGCATTGTTTACAAGTTCTATTAGCAGAATGAGCACTGTGATATTTTAATTTCTGTGCATATGGATTAACTTGATTAGCACTCTTTTGAGTTAACTGTGCTTGATGATTAAGTGTAGTTCTTGCAAGTCTTAAAGCTTCGTAATCTATTCCACTTGCTCCATATCTGCCAGCATAAGCACTTCCTAGCTTTTCTTTTATCTTAACTTTATCCCAAGTCCTATGCCCACCTTTAGCAAATTGAGTAAGGTTCTTAGCTATTTCTGTTGCTCCTTTGCCTTCTGCAATCATACTCATTATAGCTTCTTCTATCTTTTCTCCACTTTTACTTACATCTTTCCAAAGTCTTTTGCTTAATCCTTGACCATCTTTATATATAGATCCTTTTATCATTTGTTCTACTACTTGCTTATTAACAATACTAGCTTGCTTCATAACATTTTTATATAACTCTGTATCTTTGTAATATTCTACTCCTTTCATAAGCACATCAACTTGAGCATTTAGAATATCATCAGTTACTTTTATGTTATATTCTTTTATTATTGCTAAGATTTCATTATGGAGTTGTTTGCAATAAGCAGTTCTTGCTATTTGAGTAGCATTTTTCTTATGTATATTAGCTTTATATTGCTTTAACATATTATCAAAAGCTTTATTGTATACTTTAAGTATTTCTTGTTGCTCTTTTTTATTGAGCTTTAGTTTACTTTGTTTTAGGTATTTATCTAAATCTTTTAAATAACTCATACTATCACCACATAATTTTATTTATCATTTTATCTAGCCATAGTGTTATTTTATCTATCTTAAATTGCTCGACTATTGCCATAAAAAGTTCATATTTTGCTTGCTGGAATTGCAAAATAGGTTTTTCGATTTCTCTTTCTGCCTTGTAATCTATTATAGAGTCATAAAATTTCATTTAATCACCTACTTTGACATAAAAATAAGCCCTATAAGGACTTTACAACTCTTCATATTCTTTTTTCAATCTTCCTAGTTCTTTCCACAAGAACATATCTATATCTTTAGCTATATTTTCCGGTATTTCATATTCCTTTTTCTTGTCATACCATCTAAATCCAATAAAATATTTTGTTTTAGTTTCTTTAACTAAAGTCTTCCTTCTTGGACAATATGATAGATACTTTTCTAGTTCTTCTATTCGATTTTTAAGTTCAATTGCTTGTTTAAACTTTTCATTATCCATTAGTCCACCTGCTTATTAAAAGTTTCATTAAATATATTTTCAAATCTATCCTTATATTCTTTTCTAATATATTTATCTATTCTTTCATCTTCTAATATAGAATTACATTCTTTTAAAAGTTCTTTAAATATATCGGTTTCAGTCAGTTTAACATTGACTTTTAAGACCTTATTTTCTTGTTCACACCCTTTTGTTGGTTTCATTTAATCACCTACTTTATTAACTAAATTTTTAGCTATTATTTTACCATCAAGCGTTAAATCCACTTTATCGCAATCGCAACTACAAAATATACTAGGGTTATCTCTAATTACTTGATGTAATCCATAAGCTAACTTATCTGTGACTTCTTCAAAATCACCGTCTAAATCAATTTTATTTTCTCTTACTATAGCATGTACTAATTCATGCAAGAATGTTAATTCTAATCCTTGGATGTCTCGAATACCATTATCTAATTCTATAGTATGATAATCATAATCTATGATGCCATTATCTAATTCTATAGTATGATAATCATAATCTATGATGCCATAACATTGCTTACTATTTAAAATTTGTCTTTCATCTTTACTATTTATAGCATAATCAACGCTTCCAACTCTAACCTTGCTCGGTATTTTCATAAACTCCTCCTTACAAATTATTCCTACATCTAACATAAGTTAATTTATTGCCTATCACTTGAGATTTGAATTTCTTAATGTAGTTATGATATTTATAATTCTCTAAATATTTACTTTTGCTTATATCCAATGATTTTATTATAGATTCTAGCTCAGCCATAATATCACAAATTGGTTTTAATTGTTTTGCCAGCTTTCTCACAATTCTATATCTATATGTATATGGAAACAATTCTTCGTACATATCTTCTTTACATTCCTCCTAGATACTCTTTTTTAAGTTCTTGCTCTCTTATGCAGTTCTTATTTTTAAGTACATGATAATCTCTAATAGCTTCTTTATCGTTGCAATCAAGTAGCATTTTATTTCTCAATAAAGTAGCTTCTTTCATATTTTCCCTAAGTTCTTCATCTGTGACAGTTACTATGTATTCTTCATAGCATTTAGGGCATTTAAAGTAAGTAATTTGTAAGTTATCTTTTTCTTTTGTATGAAGTTTTATTGTAAATTTTCTTCCACATTTATCGCAAATTGTTTTACTCATTTTCTTTTCCCCTTTTTTCTTTTTAGGATAAGCTTTGTTATAAATATCCCTAATTTAGTTAATATAAATACAGATAGTAATATTAATGCTAATACTGTACATATAATCTTAATTGCAATTTTATAATAAATATACGTTTCTATCATTCTTTTTCACCTTCATCACCTAAAATAGTATCATCTAAACCACTCATACTATTTTGAGTCATATTGATTTTATCCATTTCATCGAGTAATTCCTCAAACTCTTTATCTGCTTCTTGTGCATCTCCGAAGTCTCTAATGTAAGATTGGTGTGAACGTACATTAGCTTCAACTTCTTTCATGGCTAATTCTTTTGTTTGTATTTCATCATCTGGAATTGGATAATTATGACTAAATTCTAATGAAGTATTAATATTTAAATCCTCTATGCCTTTTACATCTCTATAAAGATTTCCTTTATTAACTACTTCAATTATTAAATCTATTAACCAACGTACAGCTTCATCCCATTCCTGCCATTTTTCTTCGCATCTACCTATTAAATCATCATTTAACATTCTAAGTGCTTTACCACTTGCAACATTAACTAAGCTTTCTGGCAATGGTTGGTCCATAAGTTCATACATATCCTTCTTAAGTCCTGTTAAATAACTATCTGCTGCTACTTGAAAATTAAATGTAGAAGCTAATTTACCATATCCAGGAGTAGGAGCACTTCCATCTGCTGTTCCTAATGCCGGGTCACCTTTTAAATCAATTATTGCTCCTGGTGCTATTTTTATGTTATTAATACTGTTTGGATCTGCATTTGTAAAAACATCTTGCTCAAACATCTTAAATTTAAGTGCATCCCTATAGTCCGATTGTGTCCTATTATAATCCATGGCCATATCCATTAAATCTTTTATATCACTATGACCTCTTATATCTCCTGTAAGTCCATCATTAAATATAACCTTACATGGTAATTGTGATAATCCAGTATTCCATTCTTCTTTCAATTCTTCTTTAATACTCTCGCCAGTTTCTTTATCTTCAGTTTCTACAAAAGCTTGAGCATCTGCTCCATCTACTATCTTATAGATTGCCCAGCAGTTACCATCTCTAATTTCATATATCCATTTATGCCATCTTTGTTCTTGTTGTATTTTGCCTATTGTGTTTTCGTCTTGATAAGCTATTTGTACTTTAATTAATTTTTCTGCATCATTTGGATCATATTCATAAGTAAACTCTGGCATAGTATAGAATCTAAATCTTATTGGTTTATCAGATAGAGGATTTCCTTTATCATCTACATCAGTTGTTAATGTAAGCATCACTCTCTTTCCAATAGTGCAATCTAAAAAAGCTTTGGAAAACTTATTCCAAAACTTGCCATCATTTAATATTTTATTTATTATAGCTTTTTTATTATCAACTCTTTCTACATTTATTCCATCTATTGATTTTATTAAAAAGTCAGGTTTAACTGCAGTCATAAATCTTTTTTGCTTTTTCATTAGCTTCTTAGTTATATTTCTTATTTCGCGCGTAGGCTTATAGTCATCTGTTTTAACTCTCCATAATTGTCCTCGACTATCTTCTTCGTCATCTTCACTTGATTCTGGTCGCCCTTCATAAAACTCATAATATTGTTTTACTTCTTGCAATTCTTCAATAAATCTTGGGTCTGTACTGTATAAACCAAGTAATGATTTATCTATTTGTTTATATATGTCCACTCTCTCACCTCCTATTCTCTAGTTCCTTTTCCACTAAATAGTTTTAATGCTCTATCAAAAGTTCTATGTATAGTCGAATCGGTCATGACTGCGTATCTTATTTTATCGCAAGCATGGTCATTAAGTTTTACAACTTCTTCTTTTCCTTTATCTAACTTATCACTATCCCACACATATGAACTAAACTCTTCTATATCATAAGTACAACTAGGATCTAGTGTTAACTTATTTATATTAAGCAAATAAGATACCAACTGGATTCCTATCTCAACATTATTTTTTGCTGGTATTATTCTTATATTATTTCTACTGAAATATGGGTCTTTTCTTAGTTCTACCATTAAAGCTGCTGCACTAGGGTCAATAGTAATATATTCTGGCATTACCATGTTTTCTCGGATAAAATTTTTCAAATCTGCCGCATATTCTTTTACTGTCTTTTGCCCTTCTTCTCTACCATTATGATAATAAGAAGCTAATTGATGATATCTCTTTTCTGGTGCATAATATCCAAATATCCCAAAAGTAGTAGCATTTTGAATACCAAAGTCACCAGCTATAAATATTCTTGTCCAGTTTCTCTTTAATTCAACTGCATGAACTTCTGGATTAAACATGGGGTATACTGCACCATCTGCTACTGCCCATTGACCAAGGATATATCTTAAATAGAATACACCTGCATACATACTCTTATATCTATTTTTAATTTTTTCAGATAAAGATAGATTATCATCCATAGTAAAATGCAAGTATAATAGATTTTTTTCTTTTGCTTTATCTATCCAGTTCTTTTTAAACCAATGGAAAGGTGCTCCAGGGTTACAGTTAAACCACCATTTACTGCCTTCAACTGAACAACGACCAGTAGCTTGGTTAACAAAACTTTCTGGCATCAATGCAACTTCATCAAAGAACATTCCTGCTAATGTTATACCTTGGATTAAATCTTGTGACCTTTCATCCTTACCACCAAATATATAAAAATAGTTAGTAACATTTCCTTTACTAACTACTAATAGATTATCTGCTCTTTTATCTTGTATTTGGTAATTCCTAGCTTTTAACATAAGTTTAAGCCAAAATAAAACATTACGTCTAAATGAACCTATTGTTTTACCTGCCATACCAAAGTTCTGTCCATTAAACTTACACATTACCCATATAACATAAGATAATGACATCGATATAGTTTTACCACTTCTTATAGCTCCATCTGCTATAATTCCATCTTTATCTTTGACTGGACTATTATCATTCCACCAAGTTAAAACCTTCTTTTGTTTTTTAGAAAATGGTTTAAATTTTATAGTAGCCTTTTTGACTGTATGAGTTTTATTGTTTTTTATCTTGGACCATTTCTTTTTTAGATTATCAATCTTCTTCATCATCCCATACCTCTTTGGCTGTGTCGTCTAAAGCTTCTATAAATCCATCTTCTTCAACCTCTTCCTCTGTATTGTCTAGCTTATTCATTTCAACTTCTAACTTAAGTATTTCTAAATCAAGTTTAGCTTGAGTATGAGTAGGCAATAAGTCTGTTCTATCTGATAGCCATTGTAAAGCTTTCATTTTATCTAGTAATTTAACTTTAACTCCATCTTTACCTTCAGATATTTCACTTATAAGAGTTCCGTCCAGTTGAGTACTATCTTTTAGGACTACACTATTTTTTAGATATGGCCCAAACTCTCCTTCTACTTTCTCACTATTAAATTCTAAGAAATCAGTTATATCAGAAAAAGCTATATTCATATACTTTTGAAATACTCTTTTATTAAGTAGCTTAGAATTAATTTCTTGTTCTTGTAAGCATTCTTCAGTCAGTCTGTCTATTTCTAATTTTATGCCTTCATTTGCCTTCAATCTCCAACCGTTTTTATGTGCAGTTTGATAATCACATTTGTAAGCTTTCTGATAGGCTTTAGTAGCATTAAAGTCCTCTATATAATAAATACAGAAAAGCCTTTGTTTTTCAGTGAGTTCAGTATTTTCTAATACCGATTCAACTTCATCATTTATAGCTTGTTTTGTAACCTTTTTTTTAGTTACTTTTTTATTTGGAGCGCTCCGTTTATTTATTTGGAGCGCTCCGTTTATTTTTCCTTCCCAATTGTCTTTTGTTTTCCAGCTTCTTACTGTGCTTTCAGATACATTCAATTGAGCAGCAATATCCTTAAGTAAGATTTCTCCGTTATTTAGTTTATATATTTCAAATGCTTTATCTCTATTAGGACTTCTTACTCTTGCCATATCACCACCTCATTATCTATAATCATTTTATTTCTTCTTGCTATTTATATTTTTATTTCTATATTTCAATTTATTTTTATCTCTTTTAACTTCAATCAATTCCTCTATTAACTTTATATATTTAGAATCATTACTTATTCTAATATGACTTTCTAGCAAATATAAGTTATTTGTTTTAGGCGTTTTCTTCATGATACAGTTATCAATTATAGTTTTGGACATACTAAAACTTCTAAGATGCGTATGAGATTTTTCAAAAGGTTTTAAAGTATTGTAAATTATGTATCCTTTCTTAACTGCCAATATAATATATTCTTTTCTTGAATATATTTTCTTTGCACCATCTGTCTTATCAAAGTTAGGTTTCTGTTTCATAATCTCTTCAAAGTTCCATAGATCTTCTGGCACTTCATCTCTTTCAGCTATTAATCCTGCATCTATCCAACGTTTCATATCAACACACCTTTCAAACATAATAAAAAGAGAACAACTAGTTAGCTGTTCTCTATAAGGAGGAAATATCATGAGTAATTATACAAGGAAATATTAAGACTCGAACTTAATCTAGTTAATACTAGCACCATGATTCCCACAAAGAGCCTGGAATGTGTGAAAAACCAGGCTTTAGTTATACAATATATAGTGTTTTAAAACTATTTGTAACTACTACTATTTCTATAAAAGTAAATGTTGTTAATCGCATTACCCTACGATTAATTAAGTTGTGTTTACCCCCACAACTATTGGCAGACGATATAGGATTCGAACCTATGACCAACGGTTTTGGAGACCGCCACTCTAACCGACTGAGTTAATCGCCCATATTTGAGGAAGGCTTTACCGTACCTTCCTCACAGAAACTTAAATGTTATGAGAATTTAAGCTCATTTATATTTCTTGCTAATCTTCCATATTACAATAATAGCACGATTTATAGTGTATTTTAGTGCACACTTATATGAATAAATTATTTTATTTAATTTTATCTATACCAAACAGGCAATCCATTTGTTATATCTTTTGTTTCCATTTTTGCAATCTTTTCTTTTATTTCACAACATTTCTCACAATAATAAGTATCTATTCTTGCATACTTATAACTATAATATCCTACTTTTTCTTGTGTATAATCTGACATTTGGTAAACCCATCTATGTTCGCACATACATCCTCCTATTAAATAAAAATTATATTTCAACTATTTTATCTTGCTTAATATTTTCCTATGTATTCTATGTACGTTCTCCCAACTGTAATTTACTTCTACGCATATCTTTTCCCACTTCATACTTTCTAAATAACGCAACCTCATTATGTTTCTTTCCAGCGCACTATCTAATTTTTCTATGCACTTTTCTATTTTCATTTGTTGTTTAATTAAATTGCTTTGTTTTTCATTGTATAACTCTATTAATTCTTCTATCTCTCCTAATAGTTGTCCCAATCTATCTTGTTCAGGTTCTGGCTTAGGCATATCATCTATTATCATTGACTTAATACTTGTCTTTTTGCTTTCTAGATACTCTATCTTTTCTTCAATTATTTTTATTTCTCTTTTAGTTTCTATATACTCTTTTAATTCCTTTTTTTCCATATATAATACTCCCTCCAGTACTTCTAATCTATTTAAATGAATTATTTTATTTAAACAATTCTTTTGCTACTTCTGCTATTTTATTCGTATATACTTTCCAACAGTCAAAACATACTTCTCTGTGTTGTATTCCTTCTGTACTTCCAAAAGTTATTTCAATTGTAGTTAAATCTTCTTCTTTATTTGCTTTTTTATTGCAACAATCACAATAATATTCAATCTTTCTTCCCATCTTTTTCTCCTTAAATAAAAATTATATTTATAATA